ATCCCACACGGTTTTTGTCTGCTGCGCACCCGCTTGCGGTACCGCAACGAATAAGGTGAGCAGCATAATAAATGCAATTTTTAATAATCGCATAATTACCTCCTAATAATAATTTTGCAGAGACGTATCAATCCGCCTCTGAACGAGGCGGACGTCTCCTATTCTTTGTTATTTAAAAATAATTACGAAATCACCTGAAATTGATGCCGCAGAATCGCCTTGTCCCCTGCGGTTAATGTCGGCGTCAGCTGAGCCTCGCGGACGTTCGCCGCCGTCTTTACCGCCTTGAAAGACCCATCGCCGTCGGTAACGTCGGCAAGCTCCGCCAAAATTGCAAACTCACGATTCTCGACCATAATCGTTCCGTCGCCGGACGTGATTATTTTGTAGAATACGTCAGTTTTTTTGTACAGCACCGTACCGATTGCGTAGCTCTTTTTTCCGTCGCCGTCCGCCTCAATGTCATCCCCCGTAATGTTCACGGTGTCCATACTCACACCGACCTTGCTTCTCAAAAACGGAATACCGGCTGCGAACTCTGTCTCTGTGGGTTGTAGTAACATAATGCCTCCTGATTGTAGTTATTTTGTTTTAGTTATTGATACTCACTATTATCATTTAATTATGTCCGTGTTAATCTGTGTTCATCTGTGGTTAATATTATTTTTGCTATTTTTGTCTTGTTTATTTTTTCCAAATATTATCCACGTCACTTGTTTTTTTACTCCGCTCGGTATTTCGTTTTTCCGCCAACTGCGCCCCAAAGGATTTTGCAGCACCGTCCTTTCCCTTGTCGGCTTTGTTCGGTTCGTAATTGCTGTCTCCCGGTTTTCCGCCCACCTCACCATACAATTCAGGATGCTTCTCCTTGTATGCCTTCGCCAGCGAGGCGACCTCCTCCGGTTTGAATTTTCCGTCCTTGTCAATTTCGACCGAATCATAATCGGCTAATTTTAAATACTCGGGATTCTTGAGCCCGGGCAGAAGAGCGATGTCAATTGAATGATTCCGATTCGTCTTGAGTAATTTCTCCTGCGCAGTTTTCAGCTCCGTTTCTCGTTGCTCCGCCAGAGTTTTATACTCACCATCTTTTTTGAGCTTCTCGTCTGCGGCTTTCTTGTCCGAATCCTCTTTGTCTTTGAGCTTTTTCTCCAGCTTTTCCCGCTCCTTCGTTTCAGTTTCCGCTTTCGCCTTCCAATCAGTTTTATCATCGGCACCCTTTTTCGCAGCGTCATCCGCCGCCTTCTTTGCCGCCTCATCCGCCGTTTTTTTCGCAGCATCATCCGTACCTCCACCCTTGTCTCCACCCTCCGCCATCAATATCAGGGGGAATGAGGATAAAAAGAAAAATATCGCCCCGAATATCCGGGATTTAACCATTCCAAAAATATTAAATAAGTCTTTCATCGTCTCTGCTCCTTTTGTTTTTGCTGTGGTATGCCTTCAAAATGCCTCTAAAAGCGTTTATAAACGGTATTTCCGCTATTATTTCCTTTCGGTTATGCTTTTTCCCAGCCTCCAGCCTGCCCGCCCCGAGTACTCGGGGGTCTCCCGCCTCATCAAGCCGCCCGTTTTATAATGTTTATGTATCGTTCTTCCATTGGCATATTCTGCCCCGACTGAGCCCCGAACCGGTCCCAATCCTCCACCAAATTTATATCCGTCTTCGATTTGCTCCATTCCTCAATCGGCCGTGCAACGGTCGTTAAGAAACATAAACAACTCGGATGTGGCTTTTCCGGCGTTTTGCCCGCCGGATATACACCTTCGCCAAGTCCGTAGGGATTCTGGCTTGCCAATAATTCACAAACGCAGGGGAAGCGATGACTCAAAGACAAATTCCATTTGTCGCCGAGAACAGTCGGGTCTTTTTCACTTGCTTCTATCTGCGCCTGATGATATGCATTGTTTATGCTCGTTCCGGTCAATCGTTTTGCATTTGCCGCTAATTTATGGGCGATCCCTCTCCGCTCGCCCGTAACCCTTCGAAAATCCGCTAACTCCTCGTCGGTGAAATCTCCCGAAGCGGTAAAAAACTTCCGCGCCGTCTTCGCCATCTCCGCTGCGGATTGCCCCCGCGCTATTCCGCTTATCATCATATCCTCAAGATCCGTCTGCGAATATTGTGAAAAATTATACAAATTCTCACTCAATTTTAATCCCTTTACGTTCTTGAGCGCCGCCTCTACCGCTCGTATCGGAACCGCATCAAACGTAACGTCCAGCATTCCGCTGAATTTCCCGGCACGGAGCAAAAACGCCTTCTCATACCACTTGACATAATCCTCTGCCGTCATTTTTGATTTTTCGTTAATTTCCTTGCCGAGTTTGACCGAGAGCGTATCTATCAATACCTTCAATTCCCTCTGAATATTCTCGTAATGCTGTCGGGTCAACGTTCCGTTCCCCATTTTCATTATAAGACGTACCGTTTCTTTCTCGGACGCTTTCAATATCCGGAGCAGCCGCTCTTCATCTTCCCTCAATAATCGTAGATGCTCCGCCCACGCCATCTTTATATATTTATCTTCCACAGCCATAATTTAACCTCCGGTCTCCAGTCTCCAGCCTCAAGTCTCCGGTCTCCAGTCTCCAGTCTCCGGTCTCCAGTCTCACTAAGCATTCATTTCTTTATTCAACCGCCCCATAAATGCCTCCTGCTCTTTCATCTTTTCTTCTTCCAATAGCTTTTCTTCCTCTTCGATGTTCTCTATGGGAATCCCGATTGATTGCAGCCACTTCAATCTTGTCCGCACCGATAAATCGTTCTTGACCGCATTGTATTCACCGATTCGCCCCATCTGGTCTTCCGGCAGCCCATTTTTTATGTGGACCAGAATATTTTTATCACCACTCCATTGGCTTTTTTCTGTAGAATAAGCCAAATACATTCTTCGCACGAAATCAAACAGCATCACATACTTCGGCTCACGTATGCGTATCTTTTCAGCTACCAGTTTGGTAATCCCAAGCATTTGAAGCGATAATGCATATCCCGATTCCTGCGTATTCTGGTCTTCGCTCCGTCCCAACACCGGCCCAAGCCCGCTGTTCCGCATTACCCGCTTATTGAGCCGATCTTCATATTCAAGGAGTGCCTTGTTCATATTTGACGTATCAACCGGCGCAACGTCCCCATCAATTATAGTCCCGGGCTCGATTTTTACCCGATTCCGTCCTGACGAATCCTTCTCGTTTCCAAGGGGAAACCTGACCTGCCCCGATTTATTTGCCAATATCACGCCCCCAAGAATGCGTGAATTCTCGGCCAAATCTGTATTGACGCTATTCAATTCGTCAAAAAGCGGAAGAACGTGAGCGATGTCAGATATTCCAAAATCAATGTTGCCAACCCGGATATTGTTTATCCAAACAAGCGGTATGAAATCTATCGGCAGCTCGCGATTATTGATTTCTGCTTCTTTTCCATTTGCGTCAACGTCCTTTTCAAATGCCTTCAGCTTCAGGTCGTTCAATCCCTTTTCAGGATTGCTCTCATAAAATCCCGACGTTACGAAGCACCGGATTCCGCCCGCACCTTTCCGCAACTCATACGTCCGCTTGTATATTTGTTTTTCCTTTTCTTCAGCATCGATGAATTCTTCCCACGCAAGATGAACCTTTTCCCCCGACTCAGGGAAAAATATATCCGGGTCATACTTTTTCAGTACCGGACGGTTAAGCGTGAAATTCCACGCCAGTCCATATAGTAAATCACCCAATATCGAGCCGTTCAGTTCATTTTCCTGCCGCTTTATGTCAAATAATTCATCCCGTCGCCACTGCTCTAAAGATTCTTTTAAATTCGCCGATGATTTATCATTACTTTTATCGTCTATTATTATCGTCAGCTCACCCGTTGCCGCATCGTTCAAGGTTTTACATACAAATGCCGAATTGCCCATTTCCTTTAGCGGCATTTTGAGATTTTTTATTTTGCTCAATGCATTATAGTAATGTGCCATCAATATCATATATGCCTTGAGCCGCCGCCGATGCTCCGGCGGTACCCAGTCCACGATGACCGCCTGGGGTAAATCTTTATAATACGTTTCAACGAATGAATACTGGTCTATCTTTGCCCGGTCCGCTATCGGCATACTTACCACCTCTCCATAACTTCATACCGCCGTGGAACTCGCTGATAATATGACGCCTCCTCGCCTGCGTGTAACATATTGAAAAATGCACTCACGCAGTCGTCTTTGATTTCAGCCAATCCCGGCTCCCGGTCCCGCTTTTCCGGCTTGTGAAATACCTCCACGTTCCCCTTTTTTTCGGTTTCACAATTCAACAGTTCCTCTTCGAACCGTCTCCAGTCCGGATGGTCAGGCGGATAATTCGGTACGAATAATTTCGACTTGTCACTCCGCTCCTCAAATTGTGTGAATCTCAAAAAATCCCGACCCGCAAGCATCAATCTCTGTTTCTCATCTGTCATTTCGCTCTTTTCAAACGGCATGTGTATCCTGAATAATTTTAGTAACTCAAATTTCATCACCGGCGAGTAGACGATTCCAAATACCCGTAAAAAATATGGCTTCAGCATATCCAATATTTGATCCTGCGTACCGGTCGAATCGCAGTGTATAATCTCGATGTTACGTTCCTTGAGCCAGGGAATGATAATAGTAAGCTGTTCGCGGTAATCCGTTCCCTCAAGTATGAGTAACTCAATTAACCGCTTATGTTCGCGGGCTAATTCACCAGCCGAAACGACCGTATTTGAATCATATTTCCCCCAGTCTATCCCCGCAAATCGTATTGAACCCGGAGTGTATTCACCCGGTCCAAAGGCTGGACGCTTATTCAGTCCATCCGCTACCAACTTCCTATACCTCTCATCAGTGATGAGCATACCGAATTTCAAAACGAATTCAAGAAATAAATTTGTTCGCACGTATATGCTGTTGATACCATGCTGTTGTATATATTTGTCAACGAAATGAGTATATCGCGGATTGTCATCGATTGCTTTTTCAATCGTATGTTTATAAAAGAATTGTCCGCCTGCGTTACATAACCGGCGGAAATAGCAGTCGCGGATTCCTGCCGTCCCGTTAAATACGCTCATCCCCTGCGTTGCCGCCGTCATCGGCTCAAATACCTTGTTGATCTGATACTCCGATATGTCTTGCGATTCTTCATAATGAATATAGTGAGCTGGCTCGCCTTCTTTTGCCGTTGTTTTGAATGCCGACAAACAGTGTATCTCCGAGCCATTCGACAGCTCGGCGCTCCGCTTTTCGTTCACGTATAATTCGATTCCCAAAAAATCCAAATGATTTTTGATTTTTCTGAAAAACTTCCGCATTCGCCGATATGGTATCTGTGCCTGATCCGTTACGGGTCCCGTCGAGACCGCCAAAAATCCACGCTCAAACCGCTTCACTTCAGGAAATCGCTCAATCCACCAAGAATCAATCGCAAGTAATGGGAAAAAAACCATCTGCCCGATCATACTCACCGCACCCAGCTCCGTCTTTCCACTCTGCCGTACCCACTGCTCGATGAGATTATAACCGAATGCGTTGAGATTCGTATTTAATATTTTTTTTAATTCTTGTTTTTGTGATTTGTATAATTTTATTTTTGTGAGAATTTCAAAGCATTTGACCAAGTAACCGATAGGGTCTTTTGCCCTCTGCATTCGCATTATAGTAATTCGTTTCGCTTTCTTTTCAGCTTCATTTATTCCCGAAATTTGCATTCCGAAATTCAATGCAGACCATTCCAAAACAATCTCCTCGCTTCCTGTCTTGCCCGAAAAATAGGAGACGATCTCGCTTGCCGTCTTTTTGAATATTCGTTTTAATTTGCTCATATTATTTTTTATTTACTCCGCCGCCTCTAATATTGTCTTGAAACTTTCATCCAAAAACTCCGGATTCGCCTTGATCCATTCGGCTCCGCCCGGTATTTTCTCGATGGTTTCTATTAAAATCTGTTCCAATTTCGCCATCAGTTTCTTTAATTTCATCTCCGACAGCGTCTCCGGATTATCCGGACCCGTTATCCATCCCTTGTGCTCGGCGATAGACCGTATGACTTTCAAATAATTTTGAACCTTCGATGCGCTCACCCGCTTAGAAGTGAGTACCTGCTGCTTGAGATGCTCTGCGATTTTGATGAGGTCCGCCAAATAACCTTCTTTTGTAAAAGCAAGGCTTGCCGCAATGGCGTCTTGCCTCAGCTTCTGAAATCTCTCCAAATACTCATCCCATCCATATTTCCGCCGGTAACGGTTCACCGTCTGCATCCCGCATCCGCTCTCTTTTGCCGTCGCAGATACGTTCCCGTCATTCTCCAGATAAGTATAAAATACCTGAACTAATTTTTTCGTTTCCATACCATCTCGTGCCATCTCTATTCCGTCCTTTTTTGATTATATAGAGTACTTTTTCTATCTCCACCTATGTTTAATTTCAATAAATCCTTATGACCATTTTTTTTAAGCATATTTCGTATGGTATTTGAACATACATAGAAGTTATAATTATCAAATATAAATTTAGCTATTTTACTTGCCGAATTGAATCTTTTATATAATATGATAATTCCTTTTACACCCCCACAATTATCATTAATAAATTTTTGAACGACAGAATTTCTTTTCAACATTTTATCTACAATGATGACACATAGTACATTTTATAGGTAATGACATGCCAAATTCTTGTTGCAATTTCTTTATCGCATAATCTGGGTCGGTTAATTGTTCAAAAGAAAGTTTACTCGGCTCGATAAACTTTGGTGTAACTGATAAATATTTCATATTTCCTCCATAATCAATTATAAAAGCTGACCGCCTTTGGGGAGGACTCGGCTTATTTCAATTTTCCGAACCTCCCCTCAAAGCGGCAACCTGAGCGGATTTTAGAAAATATACAAATATTTTGAGCTTGAAAATAAAACCGATGGTGAATTTGGGACGGTATTTTCATTAATTTTATCAAAAAATTGAAAATTTTTGATTACTATTTTAAAAGTTGCCCCTTAAGAGCCACGCAGTTGAATGAACGAATAAGGGATGGTATGATTCTATGGAAAAGTGCGAATGTGTCTTAATTTGCATATTATAGTATTTATTAATTCTTATGATAATATTTAAATTATTATGCATTTATTTGCATTATTTTCTTGACAAATTGGAACTTTTTCTATATATTATACGTATAATATATAAAGAAAAGAAGATTGCGAGGTGAGTATGGGTTACATCGGATATTCAATGAGTGAGGGTGCTTTAGAGGCTCGCGAAGAAGGATTAAAAACAGCTTCTGAAATTGCTCGTATCGCTGGCAATGGTGTGACAGCTAAAGACGTATCTTACGCATTAATCGCTGAAGAATGTCATCACACTTCCTGCAAATATAATCGTACTAATTTTTACAAAATTAGAATAAGCGATTTAATACGCTTACGAATAATTGCTAAAAGACGAAACAAAAAACTGCTAAATACCCGCGAACTAAAATATATCCGTCTTGCTTTAACGGCATTTAATGGACGATGTTATAATAGTTATGAATATATTATTAAATATTTTGGGGAGTCGGGAATTGACTGTTCAACAAATAATTTCAAATATTGTTTTTATTTTAGAAAGGAATAAATATGAAAGAAGAACAAATCGGTGTCGTTGGGGTGGATACCGGCAGAATAATGGTGATTGACCCCATTCACGTCGAGAAGTATCTATTATCAAAATTCGACGGTGGAATTACACAGATGTGTCATTTTATAATGGTTACGAATACGCCCTCTGGCGACGGCGTTTTTCCAATTATTACCCGTTCCGAAAACGGTATAACTAAAGAAATCGTAATTAAATTTAATGAGGATTCAAAATGAAAAGGAAAACAATACGAACAGCACGGATACCAGTTATTCGGGTAACTCAAGAAACGCTGGACAAAATTGAAAAACTCTGCGAAGAACAGGATCGCTCGCTTGGCTGGATGTCGAATCATTTGATTGAAGAAGGTCTGAAAACTATCTTGCCGTAAAAGTAAATTAATACCGAAAATAAAAAAAGCCCCGAGTAATCGGGGCTTTTATTTCTCCAATAAATTTCGCGGTCCCTCATTTCTTTAATTTTTTATTCCAAAATATCATTCGGACCCTTGTCTCGGAATCGTCTTGCCTCTTCAATTGGAATCCTGATTTGTTGACCATGAAGCCTTGGCCTCTCACGGATTCGCCCGTCTGCAACCCATCGGTAAAACGTTGTGCGCTTCATATCGAACAAAGCACAAAACTCATCCGGCCTTAAATATTTTTTTTCGGTAGTATCAATATTTATCATATCTCTATTTATCCGTTTTTATCCCGCCCCGATTACTCGGGGGCCTCCGGCCTCCAGCCTCCGGTCTCAAGCCTCCCTATGCCACGTCCGGTAACCCCGCTCATCCATCGCTCGTAATGCCTCTATCGCCCTGCTTGCCTTCGACGGCGATAGCATCCGCAGCGGACTTCGGAACATATTAAATAAAAACATATTCAGAGATTTCTCCGTAAAACCTAATTTCTCCCCCAAATCCGCAATGTATTTATTTTGTTCATCCGTTGCCCATCTCGGCTGATCTTCTGGTTTCCGCCCCGCCGGTTTCCCCGGCTTGATCATCTCCAGCCGCTTGAGTACCGCCAACGCCTCGGCTTCGCTCAAATACTTCGTTGACTCCTGCCCCGTTACCGCCAGTACTATCCCGCGAAAAATTTTATTCGATAAATATTTATTTCGTTTATGAAGCCAGATTTTTATCAATAAATCAGGCTGGGTCTTTTCCGCCATTCTCGATGCCTTTGATTTTTACCATCTCTAAATAATCCAATAATTCATCAATCGAGCCAAAATGCATAACCTCGACCGCCCGCTCCTCCGGCTGTGCATATTCTTCCATCACCTCCGGCCTGCCGAATATATCTCCTTGAAGATTCATTTCTCGTTTTTCCAACTCATTATTCCCCAAACCGATAATCCTGAATAAACTAAAAACAAGGTGCTCTGTTCGTATGCGCCGAGGGAAAAATCATATATACACCATATCGTATTGGTGAATAACCATACCAGAAAGCAAATGCGTTTTTTCTTTATGTTCAGTATGACCCCGATGATACTAATTATCGTAACAATCCACATTTTATTTTCCCGCTGCGTCAGGACTTCAGTCCTTGACGCTTTTAATGTTTTCCAAATTATCAAATATCATCATACAAAAGTTAGCTATATCCGCCAGCTCCCCTTTTAGTGCATCCATCGATTCCTTTTTCGATTTATCCAGATTCAATAATGCCGCCCGCGCCTCCAATACCTCCTGATTCAAACGCATAAATAAATAACCAAGAGAACATTCCGACCAATGCGTCTTTTGGTCATTATTCTGTAATATCTGCTCTTGATATTCTGCGAATTTTATTAATTCTTTTCTAATTATCTCAAACTCCTTTCGGGAATTCCCTTATAACTCCTAATTCTCATTTTTATTTTTTATCCAATTCCGCAAACCGAATCGTCGGCGTCCCCGGCTCGATGACGATTGATCGGTTTATCGCTTCCTGTACCTTACCGATTTTCTCCCCACCCATTTGACTCAAAAACCCATCCAGCTCCTTCGTCGGCGAGAACGTTACCTTCGTCTTGAATAAATCGTCAAAATTATCCTCGATTTCCAGATCTAACATCATCACCTTCGCCCGTATAAGCTGCGCATTATCGAATGAAGTTTTGTTCGGAAACGAAACCGTTGCGCGATTTTTCAAACTATTAAGATGTACTGTCTGCCCCTGGACTGTCCCAAGCCGGAGTTTTGCTTCCTCGATGAGCATCTCCTTAATCGCTTTGAACTGGTCATCAATTTGTTCTTTCAGATGAAAGAGTTTCTGACCTTTGTCCACTAATCGCATCAACCTGGCATCCTCCCGCAGATACGTGCGAGTCTTGCCTTCAGGAGTCTTTACTTTGGAATACTTTGCCGGTGTCATACTTTACCTCCATTATTATTTTATTGTTTTTTTTATCCGTGTTTATCTGTGGTTAATAAAATTATATATTAATTCTCTCCATATAATCCCCCTTCGCTCCAACCGCGCCCAGAATCGTTTTCCAACCCGATCCTTGAGCTTCGCTTCACTATAATTCGTAGCGAATAATATCTTGACCCCCAATCGATTCATTACGTCAATATTATAATTGAATATATCAAAAAATGAAGTCTCCTGAATATAATCGCAGTAACCCAATTCATCCCACAGTAGAATCCGCCGGTAATTATCAAATATAGTAGTTTTATCATCAATCGTTACCATATACGGTAAACAAGGAATTGGGAAGCGGGGAGGCGGATTATCCGTCCCCCACGTCTCTTTTGTTTTTTTCATAAAATCAATCTCGGCAAAATATCGTACCGCATCCCCCTTGCTCGCCGCCGCTGCCGCCGCACACGCAAGCAAAACCGATTTACCGGTGTTGTTTTTCCCACTGATAATCAAAATGGATTCCGGGACCTTACCTCCTATTATATCCAGTACTGCCGTCTTTGCCGATTGCCAGTCCCCATTCCCATTATCATTGGATTGAAACGTATTCCTTTTTAGATCATTCGGCAATTCCGCCCGGCTATATATGTACTGTGCTCTGTTCATCTTCGATTTTTTCTTTTATAATAGATTCGATGTCCCACAACTCTAAAGGTGTTATTATACTTTTTCTTATTTTGTATGCCAATATTCGTTCTATTTTCTTTTTCGCACTCCTTACGGATGAATGATCTTTAAGATTATGCATCCGACCAACCATATTGAGGGTAGCACCCCTTGAATATTTTAGGCTCAAATATATAGAAACCTGCCGAGGTTCACAAATTGACCGCTGCCGAGTTTTCAATTTCATCTCTTCAATGGAAATCTCATAAAAATCGGCAACCATCTCCTGAATTGTCTTGATTCTCATTAATAATCATCCCTCCTCGTTTTTTTCTTTGCTTTGTTTTCATTACGATTTAGCCAGAGCGCACAGAATTTTTTTGTTCCCTGACTTGTTCGCGGACGTCTCTTCGGATTCGCATCCAGCCAGCTCCGCATGTTTCGAAACTCCTGTTCTAAATCCAGATTCGGATGGTCTTCCATAATCCTAAAAATGAAATGCCCGCGATCCTCAATCTTACTCAAAACCGGACACATCTTGATTATAAAAAGTATATGAGCGCCAAAATTCACCATATTTTATCCCTCCTCTAATGAAAACTCCACCGTCCCCTGTACGATTGGATGCTTTATTTTGCATCCCAACGTTTTTTGGGAAATTTGAATGTTAAAATGTTTAAAAAATTCCATACTTTGAACTACCTTACTAACTTTATTGTCTTTATGATTATGCGTTTTCAAAATATTATCGTTGCCGTCAATAGAATGTTCAAATACCGCTTTGATTATTTTATTTTCCAAATCATAAGCCAAAATAACGCCTCTTGTATTTTCACATTTAATTTTCCGAATGAGCGCCGAATTAAATCTGATTTTTGACATACTATATATAGTTATTCTTGGAACGTTCCGTGAACAACGTCTTGTTTCAATTGGCTTGAAAGGTATGAATCCCATCGCTCTTTCCCTCCTACTATAAATATTATTATTCTTCCGCAAACGTAAAACTCAATTCCCCCGAATACTTCCACCGTGGCCAACTCTTCACTATCTCTCTCATATCAATCTTACGAGTGCAGCATCCGAGTTTATATGCAAATATTATCCGCCCCGGTATCTTAAATTTCCGGCATTCTATTGGAAGATTATGTTTTTCTTGAAGCTCCCTTTTCCGCCTATCGCCGGACGTACCCCCAACCCATGGCTTCTGCAATTCCCAAACCGGTATGAATCCCCGCGGAATACCCGCTACATATTCCTCGTGATTGATTTTCGCGATATACAACCGCACCAGCACCCGTAATCGCTTTGATTTTGGATAATTCTCCATCAAAGATTGGATTGCTTCTTCTCGTATCATTGCTACCCCCTTAATTTTAGGGTACCCCGCCCGCTCAAAGGCGGAATCGGGATACCCCGTTTCAAAGACCGCCGGAGGGATCGGAACGGCCTTTGTTTTATATCTATTCATACTCGTTGACATCAATCCCTCTTTTTTATTATCATTTGAAATGAATGAACCGACCGTCTACTATCTTAATTTTCATCTCCGCCGCCTCCGTCAACGCCCGGCTGATGATCTTGTTGATGTTTTTCATTCCCAACTTCAATGAAGGGTCGGCAAGCTCCAATATCGCACTCTTCTCGAATATCTCCATCGTCCCCCCCGCATTGACTATCTTGTGCTTTATATATCCCGGTACGTAATCCCCCAACGGCTTCAGCTCCACCGGCGATAACCGCAGCGCCGTTGATTCCACCCGGTAATCCTGAATCTTCTTCCTCAGCTCCGGCGCACCTAAAAGACAGATAGCAATGATTCGGGTCAAACCATAATAAGTATCGTATAGTTTTTTGAAACCGGAAATCGTCTCCCATTTCAAGCTCTGCGCCTCATCAATCATTATGAAAGTCGTGAACCCATCGAGGTACAGTTTTTCAAGGCGCTCTTTTATTTTGCCGAGCTTCAGGGCAGTGGATGACGGCTTATTCCGGATTCCCAATTCATTCAACAGCCATATATAAACGTCATTGATTCTGAGCTTCTCCTCTTCCGGCTCCTCCATATAGATTATGTGCATCCGCTTCTGCTTTTCCTTGAGCCGCTGAATCGCTATCCGTCCAAGCGTCGTCTTCCCCGAGCCAATGTCCCCGACGACATAAATAAACCCCATACATTCGGCGCAGTTTTCAATCTCATCCAAAACCTTCTGGTGATTCGGCGTCAGGTATACGCCGTTGTCTCCGCCAAGCTCATTGATGAACGGCTGGCGCTTCAATCCCCAATACTCCAACACTTCTTTTGTCAACATCTCTATCCCTCCGATTAATGAATTGTTTTTTTGTAACAAAATTCTTTCGATTAATTCTAACGGACATCCCCGCTCCAACAGCATTCCCTGTATTATCGCAATCAACTGCTCGTAATGCTGATGACGATAATCATCTCTATCCGCCATAGACCGGCTGATTGCCGTCCTGCTAATGGAAAATCCCTGCTCATTCATCCGGTTAGCAATGTCCCTCAGTCGCCAGCCGTACCGCCGGAATAAATCAGCCGCAGTCATCGGCTGACCGGTCGTGAAAGCGAACGCCTTCTCGATTTCTTCTGGGCTCGCTCCCCTCTCCATTAGAATTTTCTTTATAAACCCAAATAAAATAGAAGCGTCTTTATGATAATATGCATCCAATGGGGAGAGAGTCTTCACTAATTCGTCATGCGTAATCTCCGAAAGCCCCCGCATCCGTCCCAAAACCTCTTCACATAGTAACCGGTGCTTCCGCATCAGCTTGATTATCGGGCTGTGATTCCCTCTGTTTTTTTTCTTGGGCTTATCCACAGCATCCCCCGGTGAATACCACCACCTGAATTTTATCCATTACCCATTTTATCTCAACCGGATAATAGATTGCCGCCCACCGACTCCGAATGTATTCCGATAACTCTTCCGCATCCGTCTGACCGTGGAGCACCATCTCCTCTATCCATTTCAAAATAATCGGTAGAATGTCCACCCTGAACCGGCGCTTGAACTGCCCGATAATGATTCTCTTTTTTGCCTCGCTCATTGCATCCCTCCAAATTAATTATGGAATTTTTATAAAAATAATCTGTGTTTATTCCCGAGTACTCGGGATTCATCTGTGGTTAATAATTACCCCACCTGCTCCGCCCAAATCTTCTCACGATAGGCTGTAATAAATTTATTGACAATTTCTGTCAACAATGCCTCGCTCATTAATCCATTGTTCTTTATTTTCAATTCATCCAGCTCCGCCCGCTCCGCATCCGTAAATCCCCTGTTCTGAGCCTGTTTCACAGCCTGATAAATTATTTCTTCAGCAGTCTCCCATTTATAAAACCGCTCCGCCGGATTGATTTCGTACTTTTGCCCCTGTACCGTCATAAACCGGACGTTCCCGTCCGCCGTTCCGCCTTCTTTGTGGCGGATGGCGGACGTCCCCACCGTATCAAAAGGCTTGAATTCCTTCAGATCCGCCGCCGCTTCCGCCGCTCGCTTCAATGTCTTCATTGTATCGTTCTCCTGATTCGATACGTATTTCTCTCCCCAGATACCCGCCCGGTCTGTCCGCCGTCCAACCGCATCATGCTCGACCGGCGGCAGGATAAGCTTCTTTCCATCTTCGAGATTCACCTGCACGCTCGGATATTCATACGGAGACCACTCCACCTTCACCATTTGCCCGGCATACTTCGCCCCGATTCTGTATTCGTTCCCCTTGAACTTTATGATGCCGTTATTCCAGACTTTACAATCCTTTTCTTTATGCGCCAACTGCCTATATATTTTATAATCAACCATCTCCCGGATGTGTTCTCGTTTGATATTTTGATTATAGACAATGGCTCTTGGCGCCTCCGCTCTTTCCAATAATCTCGTATTCGCTATCTCTATGCATCGTGCCTCAGCCCAGCGATTAATTTCCTTCAGCGAAGTCGCTGGCTGAAACCGAAGTCTGCTCTCAAAAACCCGCTCCCAAAAAGCCATCATCGTCTCAACCGACCCCTTCGCCCGCGGATTCTGCGGAAAATGAGGCAGATGCTTCACGTCTAACCGCTCCAATATTTTTTGGCTGATACTGTCGCTCACCTGACTCGTCTTATCGGTTACAAGTATCTTCGGTACTCCCCGAAGCGGAAACTTCGAATTGTCCTTCGCCCGGCAGGCTTTCCAAAAAAACTCCTGAAAATTATATGCGTTTTCTTCAAGGTAATATTGAACATAGAATAGTGAAGAAAAATGGTCAACGATGACGTACCGTATGACTTTCTTGCCGGATACGTTGAGCACCGGCTTGTTGCGATACAGCTCACCTTGTGTATCTACAAAATAAAACTCGCCAGAATCCAGATACACCTGAGCACACCACGTCGTATCATACATCCAAACATGATTAGGATGCAAACTGATCATATCAACGTGCGGTTTGTCCTGCCGCTGCTGCCGTAATGATGCCCCCCTTGCTCGTATTATTCGATTGATAGTGGCTTCGTTATATTCCTCCTGAAGAAGTCCATCCTGATACAGCTCGTCAATCGCCTGCCAGGTCGCACATTGATTCTTTTTCGTCAGCGGATCAACACGGATTGTCGCCGTCCCGCTCTTTGATACCTTGATTCCTCCGGTCTTCCGCACGATGATTCGCTTCAATTCCTCTTCCGTAATTCCGCAAACAATGCTTCCTTTATGCGAGGGAGCTTTTTTATACGAATGATATATATCGAGCTGTTTCAACAGCCTGTAGACGTGCCGTTCACTGCATCCCAACTGCTGCGCCGTATCCACCGCTATCTTCCTGATGCTTTTTCCGTTCGACTTTATCCGCTTCTCAAGTTCGGCTATTATCTGTGTATCCAGCATTGACCTTTTGCCCTTAATTTTATCTTTGTCGCTATAATATATGGTCTTGCCCATTCCTTTTGAAACCTAAACCAATTAATATCAACATTGCCTTTATAATTTCTAAAAAGCATAGCCATCGGAAAAAATCCAAGTTCAATACATTGGTTTAATCGAAACTCCGCTTTCTCAAATCTATCTCCGGGAAATCCAATAAGGCAATATGCTCTCATTTGATTTCGCGTAAATCCGGCCTCACGTAACATTAGTGATGCTATTCTAAGCGGTTCATAATCATCTTTGGTATCAAAGGAGAAAAACATTTGTTTTGATTTTAAATCGAGGAGTAAATCTATATGCCAAGGTAATAATAATTTTGCATCCAGACCGCCAGTGAATTGCTTCGCTCCATGCTGCCTTTTAAGCATAGCAAATACATTTCGTATATGCTGTTCTGAACAGGCTAATAAATTATCATCAAGAACATTAACTCCATCGCATATCGGTAATTCAATCAATTTCGGTTCGCGTTTCCAAACGGAACAAAACCAGCATCTATTTGGGCATCCACGAGATGTAATTACATATCCATTACGCAAGTATAATCCAGGTATGAATGCTCCACTGGGTTGATTAAAAGCAGGTCCGCCTAATTTGACAGAACCAATTTGTTGCCATTGCTCTGCCAAATATTCAGCACGATTAATGTCATAAGTGAATGTAACTGAAATGTGAACCTCATCTGCTTCAACAAACATTGTGGGTTCACCAAAATATGCTAATTCATCAGTAGGCGATGCATTTGTTCTTCTTGGAAAAACTCTAACGATTTTTCTTTTGGCATCTGGCATTGATTTTCTGCTCTAAATAATTATATTGTGGCACCCATCCGCCTTCTTTGTGGCGGGTTTGTGGGTGTAAAATCTAAATTGTTGCATTCGTAAACTTTACCGTTTTTCGCTTTTTTCGAAAAGAGACTTCCCCATTGGATATTTCTCCCTTCTTATTATTTTTATGAACGATGGTCTTTGTCATCTTCTTTCCGCAAATATCGCAATATCCATT